AAGGACAAGGCAGGTGAATTGCGTGAGGATTCCATTCGTATTAAGTATACTAGGAACTCCGAGTCTGGAGGACCTGGTTACACGTATGATCTTCCTTATGATACTTTCACTGGTTTGTGTATGGGCACAACAGTGGCGAAGTTCGCTCGCCATTGTATTGCATGTGTCCATTTGCGTGGTGTTCCCAATACTCCAAAAGGTAAAGGGCTCACTGTTACACGCAAAGAACTTGAGGACGTGATTGCTTCTGCGATTAAGAAGTGGCGTGGTGCCTTTCCTTCAACGGTTAATGGTACCTTCCCTACTGAACGCTATGAAAAGCAAGTTCTCGTTTCTCAAGATATTCACCCCAATTCACCTATTAACTTTCTGCCGAAAGGTAGTAATGTCGAATTTGTTGGACAAGGCGGTTCTCGTGTCTCTCATACCAAGAGTAAGGTACGTAAGACCCCTATTTCTGACACTGTTGCTGAGGTGACTGGAGTTGAATGTGAACATGGAGCACCTAAGTTTCATCGCACTCGCATGTGGCAAGCGTCTCTTGCGCATTCTGCCAATCCTAGTGCTGGAATTGAAGGTTCCCTCCTTGTTAAGGCTTATGCTGACTATGTTGACCATCTGGTTGCTAAGTTCAATGAGCCTGAATTCAAGGATTGGGTTTGCTCCGAACTCGCTCCAATGACTGAAATGGAGACCCTTTGTGGTAAAGATGGAAAACGATTCATCGATGCCATGAAGAAGGGTACGTCAAAGGGATTTCCCTTATCTGGTCCAAAGCGTGATATGATTGAGCTTTTGGATCCGTTGGATTTCCCCGGATTTCAGTGTCCCGCTGTAGCTGATCCTCAAATTACTGCTGAAATGCAGAAGATGGAGGAGTTGTTGGCTGCTGGCGAGCGCTGTTATTCGATTTTCAAGGCCTGTGTGAAGGATGAACCTACTAAGTTGACGAAGGATAAGGTTCGTGTCTTCCAGGCCGCTGATTGGGCTACACAAATGTTGGTGCGCAAGTACTTTTTGCCTTTAGCACGTATTCTGTCCTTGTTCCCCTTGGATTCAGAATGTGCTGTTGGTGTCAATGCGCAAGGTCCTGAATGGGATCAATTAGCCAAACATATGTGTAAGTTCGGAAAAGATCGTATTCTTGCTGGTGATTATAGCAAGTATGATCTTAGGATGCCCGCCCAACTCATCAATGCTGCTTTTGCTGCGTTGATTGAGATTGCCGAACGGTGTGGAAGGTATAGTCAGAGAGATTTGACTATTATGCGAGGAATTGCAACGGAAATTGCTTACTCGTGTGTTGCCTATAATGGAGATTTGATTATCCATAAGGGATCAAACCCTTCTGGTCAAAATTTGACTGTGTATATCAACTGTATTGTTAATTCTTTGCAGTTGCGCTGTGCATATTTCCATTTGTGGCCTTCCACTTCTAAACCTCTTCCTTTTCGCGAAGTTGCCGCTATGATGACTTATGGCGACGACGTAAAAGGCTCCGTCCGTAAAGGCTATGATTGGTTTAACCACATTTCGTATGCTCAGTTTTTGAAAGAGCGCGATATGGTTTTTACCATGCCTGATAAGGAATCCGAACCAACTAAGTATATGAATGATCATGATGCAGATTTTTTGAAGCGTCATAACATTTATAATCCTGATACCGATATGATTCATGGTGCTTTGGATGAGACATCGATTTTCAAGTCTCTCCACACTGTGTTGGAATCTAAGGTTGTTTCTTTGGAG